CTGTTTACCGTTCCGTGTCCCTTTCCTACCGGTTGCTTCCCCGCGAAGGCGTTTGTCTTAATCCCTGCACGTTTCCGAACCACGCTTGCTATGGCCTCGTTCACACCCAATCTCGCGGCAACGCTTGGGGGAAGGTTGCGATCAATCGAGCCTTGTACTTTCAAAAACTCCTGCACAACCTCGTTGCCAAACTCCTGTCCTTCCTTCCCCGAAAACATCTGTTCGGAGTCCATCATGCTTCCCGCGTTTCTGATAAGGTCTGCCGTGAACTGCTGTTCCGCCTGTGTTTGCCGCCTATGCGTCTCATTGATGATCTTGGGAACTTCGGTCCTTAAAAGCTGGCTCAGGACTTCTCCGGGCTTGTCAAGCAGGGTTGCGGCGTCAATCTTGCTGTCAATAACAGGGGATTGTTGCTGTTGCTGCCTTGGAAGCCTCTGATCGAGAAGTTGAGACACGTTGCTTAGAATCGCATCCCGTGTTTCTTTTTCTCTCCGGCCCATCCATGAGGCCGCACGCTGAAACGCCCGTTCCTCAATCTGATCGGGGGTCAACTGTGGAGCTTGCTGATCGGCCTGTTGTGCGTCCTGCTGCTGTTGTGTTTCCTGTGTGTCCGTGCCGCCGCCATCCGTCTGTTGCGTTTGGGTAGCGTCACCGGCGGCTGCTGCCGCTGTCCCGGTATCGGGGGCGGTCTGAGTATCGCCTTCTGCCATGTTAATGTTCCTCCTTTGGTTAAGTTAAAAAATAAGGTTAAACGTCCACTTCCTCCCAAACGAAATGGAAGAGTAATTTTCCGGTTGAAGCAACGCCGGTATAATCAAGAAGCGCATAGCCTGGGGGAATAATGATGCTTCCCTTGAGGTCATAGATACAAGGACCAGCGATATTGGCAACGGAGTTCGCGCCCTGATACCAAGACCCAAACACCCTTACGAGAATCGGAGTGCCCGGAGTAGCCCCATCATCCGACAGGGCAACGGTCGTCTTGTAGCCATACCGAGCGCAACGCGGAGTAATCGCCTGCGCCATGTCGCCAACCGTGGCGACCATCAAGCCAACCGCGCCGGAATCGTCGTCAGCTTCTTCGATTGTCCAACCAAATTCATGGAAGATGTAATTCTTGCCAGAAGTGGCAGGATTGCCGACACCGAGGCCCGTCCAAGTGGTACTGAGTCCCGCCGTGGTGTTCACCGCAGCTTGATTGGCAACCATGAAAAGCCGACCCTCCATGGCAGCTTCCGCAAGGGTTCCATTCACAATAAGTGACCCGTCAGAGCCACACAATGGAGTCCTTACAATTCCTTTACGATCTTTTGAGTACATAAAATTATCCTCCTATTGCCGCTTGCTTTGCGGCGTAAATGTAAGTCAAATCCTCAACCCACCCGTTGCCGTCATGTATCCAATGCTGTCCTGTATCGAGCGTGTATCCCTTTGCCCCGCGATTACCCGTACCCCTCAAAGGCGGTTCATCGCTGGACAGCCAGATAAACTCCTGATGGTCATTCACCCGCTGGACTGCCATAAATCGTCCCCCTTTCTTTTATTTCCCCACCTCATTGCTTCTTTCCTCCTTTCTCCCTGATTCTTAGGGGTAAATAAAAACCCACACCAAGCCCTTATACGGCCTTCAATCCCTTTTCGTGTTCTTCGCCCTTTGTAAGCACCCCCGCTATCCCGCACATGAAATCATAGGCCAGACTGATTTGAAGGGCGCAATGCTCAATGTCTTTGGTCTTTCCCCCGTCAATAGCCAGCCGGACAATCTTCATCATGTTCGATCTGACGAGGTCTATCGTATTTGCAAGGATCAGCTTGCCTTCCGGCGATTCAAGCCCCCTTTTGAGGATGTCCGAGCTTACGAGTTCCTTGACAACGCTTTCCCGCGCCTCGGAGGTGTAGAACTTTTCAAGGTACTTTGAAATCTCTTCCGTTGTGAATCTTGGTCTTTCGCCTTCCATAATCCCCCTACATGGCTATCTGCTGCTGTGGCGCGGCCTGCCTCATCTGTTGTTCCGGCCCTCTTTGTGGCTGTCCCTGCTGATTTTGCGGCGGGGCTTGCGGGTTAGGCGGGGCCGGGACGGAAGGCATACCCTTCGCGCCCGTTGCCAGCGTGTAAAGCAGCATCGTTTCTGGGTCTTCTTCAAGCATGAACTTCTTGAAATGTTTGAACTGGCCTCCCATAAGTTCAAGAATCTGGCCGAGAATGTAGTTGATCGCCATCGGCGTTTTGGGATTCTGGATGCCTGCAATCATCCCCAACACGCCTTGCCATGTCTTGATCTTGAAATTCTTCCCCTCTTCCGTCTGAAGTGCCTGGCTTACCGGCCTGAACCTGTCTTTCCTTTTAGGATTGTATGCGGAGGCAAGTTCCTTCCCGATAAGTTCATCAAGCGTTTCTGGCAGCATGAAATCATTGCAAAGTGTGAGAAGCATCCGGTAGAAATCGGAGAAGCCTATGAACTCAAGGTTCATACTCCTCATGCCTAGCCGGATATTTGAATTTTGATTTGTGATTGACGCAACGGTTGCGGTTTCCGCCCTGTCCGCAGCCATACCCATCTGATTGGGCGAGGTTGACATGGCGTAATCCATGCGAGAGGCAAGAAGGTTGTGCTGAAGATTCGCGCCGGACGGGTTATCTTGAATAATCCATTGTTCAAGGTCTTGGATGTTTTCAAGCATCGTGACATGGTTCGGACCGGTCTTAACCTTTTCTGGTATGCCTGCGTACCGCTTCCCCTTGAATGACGGTTTCGCGGCAAGCTGCGTCCGATAAGCCATGATGTTGAAATTGTCGTCTATCGCTATCTGTAATTCCCTGTTTACTTCCCCGTCGCCAAAGCCGTTGTCGTTCACCATGTCCACATAGCAGAGGAAACGGGCCATCGGGCGGTAAGAGTTCCTTGACTTCCTGAAGCCTATGACACGAATAGGCGCATCTGACTCCCGTTCCTGAACGTAATGAATGACACATTCCACAAGCTCCCCATCGGGGTCAAAAGTCCCGTCCTCATTGATTGCGGGTATGTATTCCCCCTCACTGTTCTGCTTTGCCGGATACTTCCCCCATCTCTCAAAAAGCATGAATGTCTTTTCTGGGGGCTGTGGCTGCTCCTCGTTATCCCCGTCCTGATTGTATGTCTTGGTTCCCCTTGCACCTGCGGGGTCAATCTCCTTTAGGAAATCAAGATTGAAATACCCCATACTGTCCTTTTCGGCCTGAAGCCTTGAAAGGGTGCGTTCACACTCAAATATGACGTATTCCTTGTCGTTCAACGAATAACAGTATTCCGGCGACATATAGACGTTCTGGTTAGGCCACACATCGAAAACGGGTCTATCCTTCACAACCTTGTCCCTGAATTGCGGCTCTTCGCGTATCTCAAACTTCGGCCTCTGCATCACCGTATCAACGTATGGCGTACCGTCCTCCGCGATAGGGACTCCGGTAAGCGGGTCAATGGCAAGATCGGACTTCTGCGCCATGTGGGAAAACTCTTGAACAATCTCCTGCTCGTACCCGCCCTTGATGATCCCGTACCCCATGTTATCGACGAAATTCAGCAGCCTTACGATCTTATGGTAGTAGTAGTTGTCAGGGTCTTTGAGGATGGTATTAAGAAGTGCCTTTGCCGCCTTGGATTCCGCTATGTCCTTTGGGTCATCCGAATCAATGTCCGGCTCTACATAATCCGTGCTGGAAAAATACTGCGAAACAAAGTTGCCTAACTGTGTGAGAATCCTTGAAGTGTATTCGGGTAGGGATATGTCCGATTCCCAATCATTCGGCTTTGAATTGCGAATACAATGAACCATGTTATAGATGATGGAAAAATTCTCTTCCACCTTGGCATTGTTCTTTTTCGCAATGTCAAGCTCTTCCGTCAAATGGCCCAGAATGGCCTTCTGTGTCTTGTCGGGAACACCCCAATCAGATTTAGGTTCCTTGTCGTTTGCCATTCGCATTACCTACTTGTGATATAATTTAATCCTGCGTCCGATGCTGCCGACAATAGTTTGGCAAGCCATCCCGCCCCACCCGTCGCTATTGCCGACAACAG